GCAAGGCAACTATCAATTGGGTAATGCAGCCCCTAGGTACAAATACTACCGATAAATATTTAGACAAAAAATTTTGGCTTGATTCTAGTGATCGCTTAATGTATGAGGGCAAAGCCCCAGAACTTTCCGCAACTAAATCAGCTAGAATGCCAGCTTTCTTCGAGCATAGTAATGTCAATCTCCCCCAATACGCTTGAAGTTCTTGGGATGAATTCCCGTGGACTTTTAGCTGCACTAGAAGAATCCTTTCCACCAACAAACCCTACCCCTGAAGATACAATGGAAAAAATTATGTACAGGTCTGGTCAACGCAGTGTTGTTGAGTGGGTCATTAACTATATGGATGAAAACTAATGGGAGTCTCTTATTCCAAACTTAAAAGTATAAAACAAGGATATCGGGATGAAATTAATGAGCAGCGCAAACGTTACAATGCTCTTGCAGCCAAATATGCTGCTAAACCTAAGACTGTAACTGTCCAAGCTCCGGTCGATACAAGTAAATATACAAGTCAGATCGACGCTTTAACAAAACAGCTTAGGGCCTCACAAACTTCTGCTTCCACTGCTGCATCTAATTATCAGTCAGCTCTTAATCGTGCCTCAGCAGACTACGGTGCTAAACTAGGTTCTATGCAAAATTTATATGCTAGCAATCTACAAAGTACAAAAGATCAATTTGGTCTACAGATCTCAGGCTTGCAAAAGGATATGGCTACCCAAGCCGCAGATTTTAAAACTCAGCAACAAACAATGGCAACCAATCAGGAACGTGCTAGACTTGCTGGTGCTACTCCTGAATTACAACTACAAGAATCTAATACTCAAAAAAGTGGCGGTACTAAAGCCTTTAAAAAACGAATAGGCAGTCAGTTTAATCCTTCTGCCGCCAATGCATTAGCCTCTATTAAATCTGGAACACTTAACATCTAATGACTGCTAAATCACGTTATGACAGATTGTCTTCGGACCGTTCCCAGTTTCTAAACTCTGCTAGACAAGCAGCAGATCTAACCTTACCTTATCTTATTCGTGAAGACGAGCACTTTACCAAAGGTGCTCTTAAACTTACTACTCCCTGGCAATCAACAGGAGCCAAAGGTGTGGTGACACTTGCAAGTAAACTTATGCTTGCATTGCTACCTCCACAAACCAGCTTCTTTAAACTCCAGGTGAATGATATTAATCTTCCAGAAGAACTTGGTCCTGAGATTAGATCAGAACTTGACTTGTCGTTTGCTAAAGTTGAACGCACTATCATGGAATCCATTGCGGCTTCTACTGATCGTGTTGTTGTTCACCAAGCACTAAAGCATTTAGTTGTAGCTGGTAATGCTCTTATCTTTATGGGTAAGGATGGACTTAAGCTCTATCCTTTAAACCGATATGTAGTAGATAGAGATGGTAACGGTAATGTTATAGAAATTGTAACTAAAGAAACAATCTCGAAAAAAATACTCAAAAAAAATTACCCCGACTATAAAGAAGCTACTCCTAATGATGTATCTGATAGCACAACAGCACAAAGTGATGAATGTGACATTTATACACACTGTACGCTAGACAATAATCGATGGGTATGGCATCAAGAGGTATACGATCAGATCCTTACCAAGTCAATGGGTAAGGCACCTGTTGACAGTAACCCCTGGCTTGTGCTACGCTTTAACCACGTAGACGGAGAGGTCTACGGACGCGGTAGAGTGGAAGAGTTCCTTGGTGATCTAAAGTCACTTGAAGCTCTGTCACAAGCCATCGTTGAAGGCAGCGCAGCAGCTGCTAAAGTAGTGTTTACTGTCTCACCAAGCAGCACAACCAAACCATCAACGCTTGCCAAGGCAGGCAATGGTGCTATCATTCAGGGACGACCTGATGATATTGGTGTAGTGCAAGTTGGTAAGACAGCTGACTTCCAAACAGCTTATCAAATGATTGGTTCTTTAACTCAACGTTTGAGTGAAGCATTCCTAATTATGAACGTTAGGGACTCAGAACGCACTACAGCTGAAGAGGTTCGGATGACACAACTTGAGCTTGAACAACAACTTGGGGGACTATTCTCCCTACTAACTGTCGAGTTCCTTGTACCTTATCTTAACCGCAAACTTGCTGTTGCACAGAAGACTGGACAGATCCCACGGTTACCTAAAGGTGACATTGTTAAGCCAACTATTGTTGCTGGTATCAATGCCCTTGGTCGTGGTCAAGATCGTGAAAGTCTTGGTCAATTCCTACAGATCATTGCACAAACTATTGGACCTGAAGCTATTGGTCAGTTCATCAATACTGATGAAGTTATCAAACGTCTTGCAGCTGCCTCTGGTATCGATGTACTCAACCTTGTGAAGAGTATGGAAGAACAACAGAGTGAACAGCAACAAGCTATGGCTCAGCAGCAAGCAATGATGGCACAACAGCAACAACCACAACTGGCAGCTGTTGACCAGAAACGTGAGCAAGCTGAAATGCAAGCTATGCAACAACAACAAGAAGCACAACAACAACCACCACAATAATATGCCTGAAACACTTACGATGAATGATACACCTGCTGATCAGCCAGACATGAATGCTGATGAGCAAGACTCTTTGCAGGTTGCTGAGTCTCTTGAGGGTGCAGAGCAACCGCTGTTGGCTGGTAAATTTAAAGACCAGTCATCATTAGAACAAGCTTATATTGCACTACAAAAGAAACTCGGTGAACCAAGTGATGCACCTGAAGCCGGTGAAGAAGTAGAGCAGGAAGAACAGCCATCAGAAGAAGAATCAGAAGAAGAACCTTCTGATGATCAACTTACTGAAGAACAAGCTGGTCAACTATTTGAAATGGTTGGTGGTGAGAAAGCATACAAATCAATGCTTAGTTGGGCAGGTGATAACATGTCTAAAGAAGAAGTTGAGATGTATGATTCTGTAATGGCTAGCGGCAATGCTAACTCTATTTACTTTGCTGTACAAGCATTGAGTAATAAGTATAATGATTCTGTTGGTAGTGATGGACAGCTGCTTACTGGTAAGCGTTCAGCAGCACAGCAAAACGAACAGTTCCGTAGTCAACAGGAACTTGTACAAGCTATGAATGATCCACGTTATGATAATGACCCTGCTTTCAGGGATGACGTTATCCGTAAACTTCAAAACTCTGACATCGAATTCTAATGACTGTTACCACCAACGATCGCGGACAACAAAACCTCTTTGCTAAAGAACCTACCATGTACACTGACGAAACTTACACTGTGAATCACAACGACAAAGCAGAAAAACTAAATGGTCGCCTAGCTATGCTAGGTGTCATGGCTGCGCTTGGAGCGTATGCATTGACTGGACAAATTATCCCTGGAGTATGGTAATGCCACAAGGTAAAGGAACTTACGGATCACAGAAAGGTAGGCCACCTAAGAAAGAAACAAAAAAAGGCACTAAAAAATAATGGCTAAGAACGTTAGCCTAAAGATCGGTAAACATAAATCACGATCTGGTGGTCTTACTAAAGCTGGTCGTGAAAAGTATAATCGGGAAACCGGTTCTAATTTAAAGGCACCACAACCTGGTGGCGGAAAGCGTAAGAAGTCTTTCTGTGCTAGGATGAGTGGTGTCAAAGGTCCAATGAAAGACAGCAAGGGCAAGCCTACACGGAAGGCTCTTGCATTACGTAAATGGAAATGTGGTAAATCCTAATGGCTAAACGAGGTCTCTACGCTAACATCCACGCAAAGAAAATGCGTATCGCAAAAGGTTCAGGTGAGAAGATGCGTAAGCCAGGGAGCAAAGGTGCTCCTACTGCTGCCAACTTCAAACGAGCTGCTAAAACTGCTAAGAAAAAATGATTGAATGCCCACAATGTACTGCGCCTCAGCAGTACGTTCTAGAACAACTACAGACTTCTGCTGGTGTGACAGACCGTACAGCACTGGCGGTCATTATGGGTAACATCCAGCAAGAGTCTAACTTCAAACCTAACATCTGCGAGGGTGGTGCTATCGTTCCTTACGATCGCTGCCTTCGTGGTGGGTATGGTCTGATTCAATGGACATCTATTGAGCGGTACAAGGGTCTTGGCAGCCACTGTGCCGAACGCAACGAAGATCCTAGTGGTCTTAAATGTCAAACAGATTACTTGATAAAGGAGATGCGGTTTAGAAAAGATCTTTATGCTTTTCAAACTAATCATCAAACTATTCCTTATTATATGAATGCTGCATACTACTGGTTAGGCTGGGGTGTTCATGGTAATCGTACAAAACACACCTATTCTTTTTTAACTAAACTACAATGAAATTTTTTGCTATCCTCCCTGCCGTAGCTTTCCTTGCTACTCCTGCAATTGCTGGTCCCTACGCTAACATTGAGAACAATGCTGGTTTCAGTGGATCTAATTTTAATGGTCATGTCACAGATTTCCATCTGGGTTATGAATCAGGAAATGATGTAGCTTCTTATTATGTACAAGCTGGTCCTTCTATCTTTGCACCTGATGGTGGTGAAGAAGAAACTAAACTGACTGGTAAGCTTGGCGGTTCAGTTCAAGCAACAGAACGCCTCTCCGTATATGGTGAAGTAGCTGCTACCTTTGATGATGTAAATGATTACGGCACTAAGCTCGGACTCAAGTACAGCTTCTAATAGCTAAATAGAATAAGGGAGGTGCAATTCCTCCCCTAGCTCTAGACTGCCAAGTCTTTAAATTGGTCTTACTTAATCGCTTCATTGGCGATGCTTAATCGCTTCATAAACATGCACTACTATTTAAATGGCTACGTCTACAATTGCGCTACAACAACAAAAGAATATTTGGAACAACTTCTGTGACTGGGTAACCAGTACTAACAACCGATTGTACGTTGGTTGGTTCGGAGTCCTTATGGTTCCAACACTACTTGCTGCAACAGCTTGCTTCATCGTTGCATTCATTGCAGCCCCACCCGTTGACATCGACGGAATTCGTGAGCCC